GCAGATTTAATACCGCCTTGCACAACAGAATTAAATCCTCCTTGATCTCCTCCTTGAGGTGGTTTATATTTTAATGCTCTTATACGAATATGATCTTGAGAACCTACTCCACTATATTGCATATCAAATGGGAATGGATAAACTTTTCCAGTAGTATTAGATCCAGATCCGTTATTAAAAATTTTTGGATCAAATGGGGGATTTGCTGCAGGAATTTCCTTGCTTGTAGATGTAGGAGTTCCTGTTGGTGTTGATTTTGTATTCTGATCATATGCCTGTTCTGCAACAACACCCTGAAGAGTTTCTGTAGATTTTGATGCTGTAAGTGCCGCGTTAATTTTTGTTATATTTGTTGGGTTCTGAGAAACCGTAACTGCTTCAGCATGTGTTAGAAAAGTTCCATCTGCATTTTGCGCGGTTATAATATAACCAACATCAGGTCCAGATTTTGAAACGCTTACCTTGCCACCAGTTCCCTTAGGAGTGGTTATTCCCCCAACATTTATAGTATCATTTTTAATCCGGGTCTGACTTGCCATTATTTAGACATATCTGTCACTTTTATTTATCACCCTACCCATACTTTGTTTGGTGATATTATTTGTCCAATTTTGTTCACAAAAGATTCAACAATGAATTCTTTACCAGATAATCCAACTATATCATTATCAGGAACTCTCACCACATTACTCATATTAGTTCTAATGTAAGTATGCAAACAAACCTCTGGTACAACATTTGTACTATTTAACCAACTCTTAACAATAGTTTGACGATATGATGGATTTAAATAATGTATGTTAGCGCCTAAAACACTGCCATCACCTTTAACTTCTAATATTTGTGCGAATGGATATCTATCCCAATATGGATATCTATTTGGAAATTTTGCTGAATATGAAAAGAAATAAAATTTTCCAACTTGTAACCCAAAAGTGTCTATTAAATCTGTAGTATCTTCTTGTGGTTGATTATTCAAAGCCTCAAACATCGCATTTCGATACCATTCTTGAGAAACAAATCTACCCCCAAATTCTTTATATTTTTTTGCCAGTATTTCATCAGAAGCCTTAAGTGCATCACTCATATTCCTAAGTCCTCTTCTGTAAGTATTTTGAATTCGAGTAATCTATTCGCACAATACTCCTCTGCTGCTTTCCATTTTGCTTGATTTTTAGCATATTCCTTAACTTCATTCACCCAACTTTTAGTTTTTCTTTTAGGAGTTGTTGTTGGACCTATAACTTGTTTTTTAGGTTTAATTTCAATTAAATATTTTTTTATACCTCCAGTTTTTTCTTTAACCTTTATATAAAAATCTGGAAAATATCTATGAATTTTTCCATCAAGTGGAGATATATAAGGAACAATTATTTCTTCACTACCAAATTCTAAAATATTATCATTATCGTCGCAATATTTTAAAAATTTTAATTCCCAAGAAGAACGATAAATGACATTTGTGGGATCACCTTTGTACTTTTGATAGTTCTTTACCTTATACTTTCCTTGATAATATTGCCTCATAAATCATATACATATTATGGTTGTATTACCTATTTATTGTTAGATGCCTTTCTTTACAGAACCCGATCCAAAAAAATTAACCCGAACAATAGAAAGCGTAAAAAATACTTTTTCTAAGGTATCTACAACCACATTTTTTAATGTCACGTTTCCGTTAAATCAAACATTGCGTAGTTGGTTGAGTGGAACTGGTATTTTTGATGCTTCAGAAACTGATGGTTTGGATGGAATGGAGAAAATTGAACTTCTATGTTCTGAGGCACTCTTACCAGGGCCTGCATTTAAAAAAACTGAAGTTATGGGGAATAGACAAGGTATTAGGGAGAGTTATCCTATTTTAAGAGCACTTCCTCAATTGTCTTTAACTTTTTATGTCGATAAGGATCATGCTATAATTAGATTTTTTGAAGGATGGTGTAATTATATAAATCCTCTCTCATATAATGGACAAATTGTTGAATCCACTCGAAGAGAGCAAAATAATAGTAATGCTTTTGATAATGCTGCTATCTACAAATTCAAATATCCAAATGACTATTGCCAACATATTCTTGTAACAAAATTTGAAAAAGATTTAGAAGCGGTATCTTCAGCATCCGTTGCTAATTCATCTTATTTAACATATGAATTTATTCAAGCGTATCCTTCAGATCTTATCGCATCCCCCGTATCATATCAAGGGTCTCAAGTATTGAAATATACTGTTGTTTTTGATTACATGAGATATATCACAAGAAGAACCCCAGCAGGATTTGTTACGGATAGAACTAGTCCAAATAGTGGTCAAGCATCTGGATTACTCGCAGGTATACTATAATAAATAATATTATTGAAATTGATTTTATATGCCATTACCTACAATTGCGACTCCAACTTACGAACTTATTCTTCCCTCCAACGAAAAAAAAATTAAGTTCAGACCATTTTTAGTCAAAGAAGAAAAAATACTAATCATTGCTTTAGAATCAAAAGATGTTGGACAAATTACATCTGCGGTTAAACAAGTTATTTCGGATTGTATTTTAACAAAAGATATCAAAGTTCAGGAATTGCCAATCTTTGATATTGAATACCTGTTTTTAAATATTCGAGCAAAGGCAATTGGAGAATCAATTGATCTTATAATTACATGTGGTGATGATGGTGTTACTCAAGTACCAGTAACTATCTACGTTGATGAGATTAAAGTTAATCGAGACGATGATCATACTAATAAGATTGAGATTCAAGATGGATATACAATTCAACTTAAGTACCCATCTTTAGAACAGTTTATCAATAACAATTTTGATTTAACAACGAAATCATCAGAAAATCTAGAAAAATCTTCTAAACTCATTGCCATGTGTATAGACATGGTTTATAATAAAGATGACTGTTGGGTGGGGTCTGATTGTACTGAAAAAGAAATTATGACTTGGATTGATACTCTAAGTCCAAAGGATTATAAGAAGATTGAGAAATTCTTCAAGACAATGCCAAAATTAAGTCATGAACTTAAAGTAGTTAATCCAGAAACAAAGGTTGAAAATACTCTTGTTCTAGAGGGGTTATCTGATTTTTTCGCTTAGGCCTGGCAAAGGAGGATCTGGAGACATACTTCAGAATCAATTTTGCTTTGATGCAACACCATAAATATTCTTTGACTGAAATAGAAAATATGATTCCTTGGGAAAGAGAAATCTATCTTGAACTTTTAAAACAGCACATAGAGGAATTAGAAGAGAAGAAACAAAATGGCTGAGGTTCAGCAGCAAGAAGAAAAGCAAGAAAAACCAAATGTCATTGACATTTCAAAATTTTTTGGTGGAAAGACTTTATCATCTGCTAATATAAAAGTTAATAAAAATGAGACATTAAAAACACAACCATCTTTTATTGCTGCTCCTGAGTTAGCATCTTTACTTGATGTTGTTGCCACAAGTGTTGAAGATAAAAATAATACTATTGAAAGAATAAAATCTGTAGAAAGAATTCGTGAAAGAGAAATTGTAGAGAGATCTACTTCTGATTCTATATTTCAAAGAGCCCTTAATGGATTAAGATTTGATGTTGATTCAATTTCAAAATCTTATGCCAATTTAATTAAAAGTTTAGAAAGTGATAGGAAAAATAAAGAAAAGGAAAATCGTCTTGCTGAGGATTTACAAAAACAAAATGAAACTAGATTAAGTAAAGAAAGAGTTGGCGCATCTTTAGTAAAACCCACACAAACTATTACTGGGGAAGAAGAGACAGCACAAGAACAACCGCAAGAGGGATTTGACATAAAGAAATTTCTTGGTGCCGCTGCTGGTGCTGCTGGTCTTGGTGCTGCCAGTATGTTTGGTGGTGATGAAGACGGTGGTGATCCTGGACAGGTAGATCCGAATTACAAACCACCATCAGGAAAAAAGTTTACTGTGGGGCAATTAAAAGAATTAGCATTAAGTGTTGGATTTAATGAAAAAAATGCTTCAATTGCTGCTGCTGTTGCAATGGCTGAGTCTAGTGGATATTCCTCTAATGATACTATAAAATCTGGGTTGTACGCCAGAACTGGTGAAACCTCTTATGGACTGTGGCAAATTAATATGACTGGTGATTTAGGACCAGATAGAATAAAGAAATTTGGGTTATCATCGTATAAAGATTTATATGATCCAGTAATAAATGCAAGAGCAGCATTTAAACTTTCGGGGGGATCTAATTGGGATCCTTGGACAACTTACGACAATGGTAAATACTTACCATATTTAAAAGAAGCACAGAAGCATAAAAAACCAGCAGCGTCAGCAGCACCAGCAACATCAGCAGCGCCAGGGACACCAACTTCAACTTCAACTTCAACTTCAACTTCAACTTCAACTGCAACGCCAGCATCCTCAACTGTAGCAGCAACACCACAAAAACCACAAACGCCACAACAAATAGCACAAGAAGAAAGTTCTATGAACCCTGCTGTTGCTTCTGCTGCAATAGACAAGATTAAAGTATCCGAAATAACTCCAACAGAAACTGGTTCTCAATCACCACCAATTATGATATCTCAGTCCCCACCACCAAGATCTTCTGGCGGATCATACGATGATGGAGAAACTGTAGGTAGTGTACCAGGATTCTCATCAACAAATCCAGATAATTTGTATACGGCATATGCTTTAAAAGAATTAAACATAGTGTAATATGGCAAAAACACTAGTTCAAGTTAATACTGATACTGCTCTAGATTTGTCAAATGAGATAGAGCAGTTTAATTCAAGATTTAATAGTTTCATAAACTCTCTTCAATCTAAAGATAGAGAAAATCATTTAGAAACAATTAGTTTAATAAAAAGGAACAGTCGTATTGCATATCTCAACTTCAATGAACAAAAACAAATTGATCAACCAGAACCATCTGTAGAAGCACCACCATTAACACAACCAAAAGCAGAACCAATTACACCGAAAAAAGAAGAACCTAATATCTTTGAACAAATAGCAACCGCAGCGGCAGGTGGTGCAGTTGCAACAGGTGGTTTAATGGGAGGTGGCATTTTTGGTGGTGGTGAACAACCTCAGGGTTTGCCTCTTACTGGCGAAAACGGTAGAATGAAACCTGAACAATTAGTGTCTGTTGGTACTTTAAGTGGTTCGCCATCAGGTGGTCCATATTGGTATGGTAGGACCGCATATTTAAGAAAGAGTGATGCTGGACCAGCATTTTTGAGAGCAAAGCAAGATGCTAATAAAGCAGGTATTACTATTATAATTAATAGTGCTTATAGAAGTTTAGAACATCAAAAAGCACTTCAAGGACAGTACGCTGTAGTTGCTGCTCCTGGAGCATCTCCTCATGGAGATGGGATTGCGTTAGATATAGAACGTGGCCCAGGATGGGATTGGATGGCAAAAAATGGACCAAAATATGGTTGGAAGTGGATGCAAATTCCAAATGATGATGTTCACTTTGAATATGTTGGTGGTGGACAAGGCGCAGCACAACCTGCTCCCCCAAAACCCAAACCAATAACTCCACCCGCACCAAATAAGCAACCTCCCATGGTTTCTACATCACAACAAAACCCACAACCACAATCGACTCAGGTTGCAAGTAGTTCATCTCCTGGTGTGTTAAATACTAATAGTTCTGGTCTCACTAGAGAACAACTTTTCTTTGCTACAGTATAATTAAATGGCAGAAAATAAATACGCTATTCAAGAATTTATTGCAACTCCAGTTGATCCTAATTCCGAATTAAAAAGTATTAATCTTAAACCAGGAATTATTGGACTCGATTATTATGAGGATATTCTTTCGCCAACAATTACTGCTAAGGTGTTATTTTCTGCGACAGAAATTGTAACTCAAAATGGTTCTGAGGAAGTTAAATTAGTTGGAGGTGAAAGTATATCTTTTGATATAACTGTTCCAGATTTTGAGAATTTAAATATTGAAAATATGGTCATCAGAAGTATATCTGGCGATAAGACTGGACGACAAGGATTATATGTTTTAGAGTTAGTTTCCAAAGAATCTGTGACAAATGAAACTACAAGAATAGTTAAAAAATTTAATAAACCAATTAGTGATATTGTAAAAGAAATTATTGAAACTTTAAAGACGACTAAGGAAATTAAAATTGATCAAACCTTTAATCAATATAATTTTGTTGCTACCACTAAAAGACCATTTGAAACCATAATTTGGTTATGCCCAAAATCTGTACCACAAGATAAGGGAACTCCAGGATTTTTCTTTTATGAAACTCAGGATGGATATAATTTTTTAAGTGCAAATAATTTATTGACTGGTGGTGGTGGAGAGTATAAACAAATATATTCACAAAAAGAAAATAGAAACAACCCTGGAGATGAAAAAAATAATTTTAAAATTCTGAGTTCGGCCATACAAAAAAATAATGATATCATGACTTCATTAAGAAGTGGAATGTATTCCAATGAGTCCTTATTCTACAATGCATTTACTCAAGAGTTTACTCCAATCAAATTCACTCTCAAAGAAAAATTTGGAAAAGAAACTCAAAATACTGCTAACGACTTATCTTCACCAAAACTACCAGATAAATTAGAAGACACTATTTCTAGAATTTCATTAAAAATGTTAGATCCTGGAGCATTAACCGCAGCAAATAAATTTGATAATGACCAAGATTTACCTAAATATCAAGCGGAGTCTGCTGTAAGATATAGTTTATTATACTCTCAAGTATTAAATATTATTATACCGTGTAATACTGATTTGAGAGCAGGACAATTAATTGAATGTGAAATACCTAGACCATCATCAAGCAAAAATAAAGATATGGAGTCCACCGCAAGTGGTAAATATGTTATAGCATCTCTATGTCATAGATTTGATCCAAATCGAAAAGCATTCACGAGTTTATCCCTTATTAAAGATTCCTACGAATTCATAACTACCTAAAATGGAAAATATTCAAAAACATATTGAAGAAGATAGTAAGAAAATAAATGATCCTATGATTAGTTCACAAAGTCGTAGACATTATGAAGAAGAATTGTTAGCACTGCAAAGATATCAAGAACGTCATCCAAATAGTGACTACGATCCATCTAATTTAGAATTGTTTTGTGATGAAAATCCAGGTGCAATAGAGTGTAAAATTTACGAGAATTAACCATGTCACTTCTTGATCAATCTTCCACCGATATTAGATTACAATTAAATAAAGCAAACTTCTTAGGAAGAGATGGGTTTTCTTGGTGGATTGGTCAAATTGCAGATTTAAAATCTAGCACTGCAGATGAAGTTCAACTGCAAGCAAATGAATCTGGCGATCCTCTCTACTATAATAGAGTAAAAGTTCGAATTATGGGAAACCATACTGGAGAGGGAAGTCAACTCGAAGATAAGAATCTTCCATGGGCACACATTATGATTCCTTCAGGAGAACCAAATGGTACTCTTGGAAGTGGAAAGTCACATCAATATAAAGGTGGTGAAACTGTAATCGGATTTTATCTTGATGATGATTCTGGGCAGCAACCTGTGATTATAGGATCATTTTATAAGCACTCTGGAGTTGTTGCTAAAACTAATCCAAGTAAAATTAAAAATTCTAAAAGTTCTGGATATAAACCATTTGAACCTACAAGAATAGATAATCCACAATTACAAAATACCAAAACACCAGATGCTGCTGGTGGTAAAAACGTTTCAACTAAAGTAGAAACACCAACTAGTAACCCAGAAGCACAAAAACCAGGTTTAGAAACAACTATAGTTGGAAGTAAAACTGGAGATTCAAAAGATGTTAGTAGGGCAGCAGATATATTTTCTCAAAAAAGTAATGATTGTACAAAACCTGTAGAGAAGTGTGAGCAGGATGAAATTAGTCGAATTACCAAAGAAATATCAGAACTACAAAAAACTTTATCGAAAGTTCAAGAGTATGAAGGTAAATTTGTAAATTATGTAAGTGGCAAAATTATAGATCTTGATAACAAAATAGATAATCTTGCGACAAAAATTACCGAAACTATTTCTGGTCAAGTTAAAGATGCACAGACAGCATTGTATAGAGAAATATCAAAAACAATGAATAACCAGATTGATAATTTATTTCCAAAAAACAAACAAGCGGAAGCAGGTAAAGAACTTAGAACTTTAAATACTGCAATATATTGTTTGTTTAAAAATTTTGTCAAATCTTTATTTGGATTAGTATTAAAAATTGTTAAGGAATTATTAGATCAATTGTTTGGGAATTTATTATGCAATATTAATAAATTCATCAGCACAGTTTTTAATACTATATTTGAAATTATTTCTAATTTACTTAATCCAATAATTACCGCCATTAATGTATTTTTGGGTGGAACTTTAGGCTCGATAACTGGGATTATAAACAAAGTATTAGGAATTGCGAATGTTATTAAATCTCTGTTGAATTGTGAAGAGTCTCCTTGTAAAACAAACAATGAACAGTTTTGTATGAGTAATGGATCAACAACTTCATCAATTCCATTGTTCAGTAGTGTTTTTGCAGATTCTCCTGATTGTCCTCTTTCTTTCGAATGTGGACCTCCTTCGATTCAATTTCTTGGCGGTGGTGGATTTGGAGCAGTTGCAAACGCAGTTATTAATGATCTTGGGCAAATTCTTGGATTTGATATTATTGATGGTGGATCTGGATATACTGAACCTCCAATCATAAGTTTAGATGATCCTTGCAATAATGGATCTGGATCTGTGCTTGGATCTCCAATTATAGAAAACGGAATAGTTGTTACAGTTCCTATAATTAATCCTGGGTCTGGTTACTTGAATACTGTTGTTACTGTAGTTCCTGGAGAAAAACCAATTTCACAACCAAATCCAATTATAGAAAATATAGTTCCAGAAATTGATATCATTCATATTGAGAGTGGGGGGATTGGATATTCTCCTAATGATACTGTTGAATCTGGTAATGGCGAATGGCAAGTTGTTACTGGACCAAATGGAATTATTATAGGATTAGATTTAATTAAACCCCCAAATCCAACAGGAACAAGAGTTCCTGATGTGACAATAAATACATCTACTGGAGTAGGCGCTATTTTAGTTCCAATAATTAAGTTTAGCAGACTTAAAGATATTCAAGTCGATCCTACTAAGGTCATTCAAGTCATTGATTGTGTGCAAAGATGAGTAATCAAAAGAAAGAACCAAATGCAGAAATAACCGATTATTATCGAGTGGTATCTGGAACTTCAATTCCAGTTCATGGTAAATCTGATTATGCAATGTTTACGAACAAAGGTCAGGGGTTTGGTTTTTTTGAAGATGGGGATCATGTCGTTGTTTGTGATAAAACATCATATGAATCTGTTGGTAATGAAATGCCATCAAATAATGATGGTAGTAATCCACTCAATCTTGCAAAATGGATACAAGCAAAAAATGGTGATATTAAAATAGAAGCACCAAATGGAACAATACATTTAGAGGCAAAAAATATTCACATCAGTGCAGTTGGAGGAGATCCCCACGGAAATATTATTATTAAGGCAAAGAATCAAATCGAAGTAAATTCCAAGGATGGAGTACGATTTAAATGTATAAGTATGGTAATTGATTCTTCTTTATCTCTAGATTTAAATACTCAATTTTTTAATACTGTAGCACAGTTTGCAACCTCTGGAACCTCCATCGATGCTGCTGCTGGAACATTATCTGCATCCAGTGCTGCAATCAAAGGTATTTCTGATTTACAACTTGGTTAATTATGTCAAATTCTCCTAAACTATCAGCAGAAAAATCTTTACTTGTTGGACCTACAGATCCCGCACATAAAATTCCTGGGCCATCCCCCAATTTGCCTGGAATTGCTGCGATTAATGGTCCATTGATTGTTGGTGGAATATCTGATGGATATGTTTCGGAAAGATATACCAGGTCAATGATAAGTGTTCTTCCTGCTAGTGGGGAGGTTAAAGATAATCCTTTAAGCACTAGTGGTGAATTTTTTGGACCTCTAGCAGACGCCATTACAATTAGTAAACAAGGAAATCCTGCTGCTGGATCTGGGAATAGGTATAATGGAGCAGGGATAAGAGTAAATGCAAACGCTCATAAAATTGAAGGTGGTGAATTTATTCAAATTTTATGTGATAAAAATATTGAGATTGAATCAAAAAAGCAGGTGATTGGTATAGGACCATTATTTAATATTCAAAACAGAAAATTCAGAGTGGATGGAGTGTCTACTTTTAATAAACAAGTAAGAATAAATGCAATTTTGATGCTTGCGAACTGTGGAAATGTTGCTAAAAGAATTGATAGAGCAGATACACTACCAGGTTCTGATAAGAGACTTAAAACCAATATAATTCCAATTCAAAATGCACTAGATAAAGTATTATCATTGGAGGGTGTTGAATTTGATTTTCTAGATGAAAAAAACTATGGATATTTGGGAAAGCATCAATTAGGAGTAGTTGCCCAACAAGTTGAAACTGTTGTACCAGAACTTGTTACAACTAACCCTGATGGATATAAAGGAGTTTCCTATCAACACTTGACTGCATTACTCATAGAAGCAATAAAAGAACAACAGAAAGAAATTGAAGAATTAAAAAAAATTATAAAGGAAAAGTAAATGGCAACCGAACCCCAGAAAACTAATCTATTAAATTTATTATCGGAAAATTTTACTGGAAATACTAGAGCAATAGAGTCTTTACAAGAATCATTATCTGAAGTTGAACCTATTATTGAGTACTTTACTCCATCTTGTGAAGGATTTGACACAAGAATAGTTGCTTTAGCGTCGAGTATTAACAATATTAAATCTGAAATTGT